GCTCCTGTATATGCTCCAAGCCATTGATATAACTGAGTTTGTGCTTGGTCGCCTGATGCATAATACTCAACATTCGCAATAGCATCAGATTCGTTGTGATATGCCCGGAAAGCTGTGCTGGTTATATAGGCATCATACGGATAGCTTGCTGTTGTAACTTGAAAACTCAGAGTGTCAGTTGTTCCGTCCGTTGAGTCAAAGTTAATCCAGTCAAACAGCAGTACGTCATAACTGCCCAGACTGGAGAACGTGACAGACGTTCCGCCACTTGCATCTTGGCTCTGAATCAGCGTATGAGCGTCAGCAGGTGCGCCAGTGAACTCAAGCGTGTTTAACGCTTGCAGGTTATCGTCAGTTATCGTGTTGATAGCCTCGATATCGGCTATCGCAATCGTGTTTACTTTTTCTACTGCGTTAGCCATTATGCGTGTTCAATTACGTCCATGCTTGGGTTGATGTAAACAACAACATCGGACAGGGCAACTCCGACAACCTGCACGAAAGCACCGTCAGTTGTCGGGGCTGTGTGTGTCATAACCCCTGATGTTTCTGAAAGATAGAGTGTGGAACCTGCTGTCCAAGACCAACTACTGTCCCTGACGAAGCCTTGAAGAAGAATCGCACCTGAATTTGTATCATTAACTTGAGCGTTAGTTGGGTTTATACCTATCGCTCTTGCAGTTGCGTAAGCACTAGCATCAGCGAGAACAACTTCGTTATTCACTGTATGGACACATACTAATTGCATTGCTGGTACGTTTCCACCCATCAACATTGTTGCAGTAAGACCTGAATATGTATGATCTGTCGTACCAAGTATTGGCGTACTGATATTTACGCTAGCTGCTTCACTAAGGGCAACTCCTGATGCTGTGAGAGTTGTACCGTCGAATGTCAGGTTTGCCTCAGACGTAACAGTCCCATCACCGTCATCGGTCAGCAGTTGATTCGCAGAACCGCTTACGCCGACCGGATGCAAGTCGGTAACAACCAGGGTCGCACCTGACCTGTCTAGCCCTGTCGTTCCGACGGTTCCTGCAACCGTATCTAAGAGGTCTGCTAATGCTTCTTTCTTCGTGGCATTATCATCAGCATCTATAAAAGCAATACTGTCACCATCAGCCATCACACCCGCTGCTAAGTCGTTCATATTCATCGCAACGGTTGCTGCTGCTGTTTCGCTTCCACTGTTAGCAATCGTGGTTCCACCATTGGTTGCGTTTGCTAGCGTCGCCAGGTAATTGCCTGTCGTGTGAGTTCCCAGGGTAATGAGATTAGTGAGTGCCGTTGTACCTATTCCACCATTCGCCACAGGAAGCGTTCCAGTAACGTCGGTAGTTAAACCCACCTGCGCCCATGCTGAAGTGCCTGTCCCGGTCGCTCGCAGCACCTTGTTGGCTGTTGCGGTACTCGCCCCTGTCCCGATCTTTCCTTCTATGGCAACAATCGCCTCAGAATGGACTCCGTGCAGGGTGCTGTGAACCTTGTTGGCATTTCCGTCACCATCAAGTTCGACACCTGTTAACGCAGAGGCAACAGGTTGATTCGTTGTCGTGTCTAATGATGCGGGATAATTTGTACCCATTTAAGATTCGCCTCCAGGATTAGAGCCACCAGACTCCGTGAATACACCTTTCTGCATTGCTTCTTGCATGGCAGCAGTTATTTTATTTTCCATATCTTCGCCCAACATATCGCCTTCGACATTGACTGAAACATTCACGTCACGAACATGGACTTGCTTGCCAGTAATACTCGTTGCAGTAAGTTGCCCAGAAGCATTGAACCCCGCAGCAGCACCCAAAGAGTTCAATACATTCATGGCGGTCACTGTACCTGGCGAAGTGTCCTTGATACCTATGCCTCCCATCCACGTACCCTGGGTCATCCCTTTTAAAGACGGAAGCGTACTCACAGATTTCCGAATCTCCTCAAACGCTGCCATATTTTCGGTTTCAAGAGCCGTACCTGCATCGACCCTTGTTCCCGCCACGTTGAGGTCGTGTGCTAAGTCCTGCTCCCTAACTGTTCTGATTTGTTCAAATCGCTTATTGGATGCAGCGACAATCGCTTCCGCTTCTTCCATTGCCAGAGCCATAGCCTTATCAGCTTGTTCTTTCTCAAACTTGGCTATTGCGTTATCCCGTTTTCTTTTGCGGTCGTACAATTCCCCTTCTAATTTTGAGGATAATAAATGGTCTTTCACTTTCTGAGATTGGGCATCTTGAATCGCTTGCATACTTTCGATCCAAGCATCCGCAGTACGCTTTGCCTCATCCTCCGCTGTATCAGCAGTTTTCTTAAAGTCGTATTGCATGTCGCCCATAGAATCGCCGACACCATCTGCAACCTTTTCAGTCGTTTCCTCTACTTCTTTTATTGAGGTATCGAGGCGAGGAAGTTCGACTTCTGCAATCTGGTCAATTTCTTTTCCAAAGACTCCGGCTAATTTATTTACGCCTTCGATTATTTGATTGATTAAGAAAATCCAACCATTGACGTATTCCTCAAATATCCGTAATAAAAAGTTGATCCCGATTTTTACAGCCCGAACAACCTCATCCCAGTTTTTCACCATCAATATCAATGCCGTGACCAGCAGCCCGATAGCAACAATTATTCCACCCGTTGCAGCATTAGCAGCGATAAATGCCGTGACGCTTGCCCAGGTCATTCCTGTAACAGCAGCAATACCAGCCGACACGAATCCAAAACCTGTCGCGAGAATAGGCAACGCAAGCCCTAACCCACCGACCGTAATAAGTAACCCGCCTAATAATCCTGCGAGAACGACAATCGTTTGAGCGAGAACTGGATTCTTATCAGCCCATTCAGAGAACCCGCCTATTGCTGCGCCAACAGTTTCCATCAGTGAAGATAAGGCAGGAGCCAGGTGTTGAGCAAATGCGATCTGTAATCCTTCGACTGACTTCCCCATAGTGTTCTGAGCATCGATTAAACGAGCAGCAGAATCAGCCATATCTTGATCGAACACGATCCCCAGATCATGTGCTTCCTGCTTCAATGCCTCGATGCCATCTGCCCCCTGCGCCAGCAACGGTAACAAAGCAGTCCCAGATCGACCGAAAATATCCTGTGCGAGTGCAGCCTGAGTTATTTCATCTTCAACTCCTGCCAGGGCAGTCGTAAGGAGGTTAAATGCTTGCTCTGGCTTTGCGCCTTCAAAGTCACTGACAGACACGCCCATAGTGTCTAATGCTCGCGTTGTTTCAGTAAGCCCATCCCGCCCATCCTGTATGAACGAGGTCATGCGCCTGACACCCTTTTCCATGCCTTCGATACTGGAACCTGATTGTTCCAGGGCAAACCGCATTTCTGAAAGTGCCTCGGTCGAAATCGAAGTCCGAAGTGACATCTTCTGGATTTCATCACCTGTCGTAGCGAAAGTTTTAGTCGCTATTCCCAACGCGCCTAAAATCGCACCACCAGCAGCACCCACGGCAAGGAACTGCCCGCGCATCCCACGAAGCTTCTCTGTGGTTGTTCCAGCAGACTTTCCAACGCCCTTGATCTTGTCGGATGCCAGGTCATCAGCAGTCATTTTGATTTTGACTTCGTTAACCATTCTTCGGTTGTGCTGCCTCTACTATTTTTATTATCCGCAAAATCGATGCGTCCTCATCTAACAGGTCTGACGGTAGGCAACTATATCGCTGACACAGAGCGTCGATCATCAACGCTTGCGAAAGTTCTATTGGCTGCTGTTCGCCAGTGTCGCCAAGGTGCGCGAATCGCTCTGCGGCTTCTCTAAATTTGCTGGCGGTTCTAGCACAAGGTCTGACCACTTCGTAACCAAAGCAGCCAGCAGCCGTGCTGGTGCGACCGCCAGCGCACTCTCACTATTCGCCGGGATTTCGTTTCCTTCATCATCCGTAAGGTTCCACGATTCAAGAACTTCGTCGCACCAGATCGTATTCGCCTCAACTGACTCGGCATCGTTCTCGGATACTGTTAAAGCCTGTATCTTCAATACCGTTTTTAGTGGTAAATCCAGACTGCAACGAATTTCCAAGCCATCGTAATCGGTTCCTTCAAACGTAATGTTTGCGATTCGTTTTGCTTTGCCGAGCTTAAATTTCTTCTTAGACATTGTTCCTCTCTTTCCTCTATGCCCAGGTAGGTACAGTACCGCCCGTCAAAACGCCAGGAGCAGAGTACGTTAGTTCCCCACCAGCCCCACGACTCAACGAGTAGTCCGTGAAGAAACACTCATTAGGTAATGACTGACCACTGACCGTTATCGTTACAGTACGTGCAACAGATGTAGAACTAACGGTCTTGAATACATCGTGAGACATATTCGACGCGTCATTGAATACACCTGTCACCCCGATTGAGAAATCAGCGAGCAACAGAAGTCGCTCCATGCCTGACTTATCAAGTCCGGTAACATCTTGAACAGCCCTCGGAATCGCAAAATCGAAGTTTGTTACATCATTCGATATTGTCCTTGCGGAGCCACCCGAATCGTCAATGGCTAATGCCATTCCTAGTCCAGATTCTTTTGCCATTTCTAGCCTTCCAGTTTTTCTAGTTGCTCGCCCATCTCATCGACCCATTGCTCAGGTTCTCTGCGAGAGAATCCCTGACCATTGTTGACGGTGAAAATACTAGGTCGATCTAAGCTGGTGCGATGTTCGTTACGACGGAAGCACGGTTGCCCCGGCGCGAATGTAAATGTAACTGTTCCATCGGAACGTGACTCAGTAAATTGAAGCCCTGAGTAGTTCCGAATCCAAGCAGCATTATCCTTGTCGTTGTCAGCAAGGATTGTCTGCCACCCACCGAGATAATGAGTGCAATCTACTTCGGCGCAGGTAGCAGCACGAAAATGTGTAGATGGTGGTGCTGATGCTCTAAATGTCTGCTGCATCGCCTCTCCTAAATAAGACTGCAAGCACCAGGCTTGAAATCGAACCCGATACAGTCACACGGATATATCTGGCAACCGTACCAGTCATTGTTAGTCTTTCGGTTGTCCTACCTGTGACATTTGAAAACGTAATCAGGTCAGACCAACTACTGTCATTTGCTGACTCTTGAATCTTGACCGTAGCAGTTCCAGAGGCAATCGAGAATGCTTGAATATATCCGAGCGCACCAGAGGATGATGAAGCTGATTGATCGACTGATGCGAATGAAGCTGCGCCTGTGGAAGCTTTTCCTGTCGTAAGCGATACGCCCCATTCAACAGGTGTTGCGTTTCCCTGTACCGACGCTGAAAACGTTAGTCCACCATCTGCTGTTCGCGATCCATCGTAATTGATCTGCTTACCTACAAGTCCCGCACCTACGTCACCAACCGAACTTCCCATCAGAAACATGGCATGTTGATCGGATGTTGACAGGCTGGACAGAGCAGCGTGTTCCTGGTTGGACGCGTCGTTAAAGAATGAATTGAACTCTATAAGCCCATCACTATGCGTCAGCAACCTGTCCTGCGCTGATTGATTTATAGATGCAACCTCAACAACTCCCCTGGGTGAAGATATTGAATTGATCGCACCAACATCCCCTGACAGGTCATACCCGCCGAAATAAAATTGATTGCCTAACCCTGATTTCTTAGCCATAGTTTTTTAGGGAGCGATGCTCTCAGCCTCCAGGTCTTGTAATTCTAAATTAAATGAGATCGTCCGAAAAGTGTTCCCGCTTATCTCCGACCATCCAACTGCTGCCAGTGAAATATCTAAGTCAGTGACGTTCCCACCTAATTGAGCGTCACCATAGAAGCCCGATTGGATTGCACGACAGGCGTTCCATATTTCCAACTCTAAATTCTCACGCGCTTTCGCTCCTGCTGGTACTCGCCAGAAGCAACGAACCGTCCAGATTTGCGTAACCATTATCTTGTTGAGCGTTTTCGTTTTCGTGCTTTCACCTGTGAACCAGGCTGCGCATACCCTGTCGCCAGATGGAATCGACAACGGCTCCCCGATTAATACGACTTGAAAGTTGGGAGAACTATTCGCCTCAAGAATTGTCTTGATAGTTGTTACTGCTCCTGCTCGACTCATATCAAAGCGTTCCTAATCGGCTCTGCAAAATACTTGTCCTTTTCTTCGTTCTCAAGTTCCTTCCGAGCATTCTGAAACATACGGTAACCCTTGAAATTCGTAGTGTTGTTTCGCGAACTCGTTCCCTCAATCCAACTCGCATAAACAACATTCGCACCCTGGCGAACTAACCCTGCATCAGTCTGGGCAACCAGGTCACGCACCAATTCTCCTGAGATAGACCGTCGCAAATGTCCGGTCACAACTCCACGACCTTTATATAACTGACCTTTTATTCGCGCTTCTGAAACCAACGCCATCTGAGTAAGACCCTGGTTCACAGCATCACGCAATCTCTTGGGTGCTGAAATATCAAATAGCTTTCCCTTAACTTCTATTTCAAAACCGAGATCAGACATATATCGCAGTCTCCCGACGGTTCAAATAATGATTCAGCCGTTTAAGAATTTGACGTTCTTCAAATTGTGGATTTGTTAACTGCATCTCACCTGCACCCAGGGTCGCAGCAATACCTACGTCACGGCTTCGCCAGTACGTCCGGGCAACGTCCAGAGAGGCTTGAGCAACGTCCGAAGGGTACTTCCACCTGTAATAAGCTACACCTCCGCTGTGTGTCGCAGCAGTGGTGCCGTTAACGCCACGTATGACTGTCAGGTTGTTGCCTGATACCGCAGTTACATATAACTGTTCACTATCTACAACCAGGGTGTCCCCGACATAAGTCGTTGACCCCGATGCCACTGAAACCGATGTAGTGCTGGTGCTGCCGATAGCATCAATAGTTGATATGGAAGCCTTATCGTCCTGCCAGCCCCAGGTTCCTAAAATCGTTAACGTCTGCTGACCACCGTAGAGGCTGTCCGTCGTATCTTCTTCCAGTTTCAAAATTGTCTTGGGCGTGGAGTTATAAGGTTCTAGTAAATAATCATTTCCAATGCCTGACGTTAAGACCGTGTTCGCCGACCTACCCGTGTCGTGATATGCGGTTACAGTTGTTGCGGAAATCAGCCAGTCATCCAATGGAACAATTCCTGCACCTGATAACTTCGATGACCAGTAATCAGGATATGAAATGGAACTGCTGACACCTGCTAAAGAATCGTCACGCAACGCACCGCTTCCCAAGTCGTAAGACCTGGTTGCTGTTCGCGCTCCGAATGACCGTCCTGCATATTGATCTATGCGTTGGGCAGCAGCCTCTAACACGCGAAGGATCGGAGCCTCGTCCGTGTCCCAATCCGTGACATGATCTGTCCCTCCCAGGTAACTGCGGAAGTCGTACACATTCGCGTAGTTGTGATAGGTCTGCGCCATTGGTTACTTGTCCTCGGTAGCCCCTGCGTTTTTATTGGATGCAGCCTTTCGTTTCTTTGTTGCTACTTTTCCAATAATTTCAAAATGGTTCGGGTATCTCTTTGCCCGTGCCTCATCCATCGTATATTCGCCTGTTGCGTTATATATATCATCGGCTACCTGCCGACCTTCAATACATCGCACTTTCACTTTTCCCATACTTACCTTTCATCAGAGCAGGTGACTCGCCCCGAAGGACGAGCCACCGTATCTGTTAGCTGCGAATGTCTTGGTCTCCGATTATCAGAACACCTTGAACCGCTGCTGCTGTTGCGTTCACCAGAACAGTTTTCACATGAGGCTTGCCGTTCGGAATTTCAAAATCAACTTGAACAGTTGATCCTGAGTCTCCGCCAGCTTGCGTCATCTGAGTTATTGCTGCGCCAGTAATGTCTGCGTAAGAACCACCTGATGTTGCCGATGACTGCACTTTACAGTCCAGCGTTCCAGATGAACTAATTACGCCTACCGAAACAATCAACGCTGCCTTTGAGTAACCAGTTAAGTCAATCGCAGATGACGTTGTAGTCCCTGCTGATTTACTAATCGGAGCAAGAGCAACATTGATTCCTATTCGATTCGCGAGTTGATTAAACCGTGGCATAAGAACTCCTATTACTGAATCTTAAAGATTCTGAATGCGTCTGCCAAGCCAACTCGACCGTCATACCGTGACCGTGCAAAGAACCCAACCTGGTCATTTGCAACATAGATGGAATCGTCACGTCGCATGGACATTCCGATTCGGTCAATCAGGTAGTAGTTACTGAAGTCGCCGATTGCGCCGACCTCTTCATTCGTTGCAATAGCTGCTGCATCATCCCAACCAGTCCCGTCAAACAGGAGAGTTGGTTTGCCAAGCAAAGCCTCTGCGGGAGCAGATGTAAGTGACCCTTTCGACGATGTAACGTCGAGAGTGTTTACCTGCTGCATGAAGCTGCTCGTTGTCGATACCGAAGCATTCGCTCGGAACTGTGCAGGAAGGTCAAAGTACCACGTCTGGATGTCGGCAATGGAAACAGCATTGTTCGCGTCCGTGTCCGTACCGTCAGTCGCCGAAGTCCTGAGTCCTTCTGCCTCACCGGAGCCATCACCCTCGATCAGTTGTTGATCTTCGTAACGCCCCTGCGCCTCACCGAAAATCTGTGAGAGTAATGCTGGAAGGTTGATCGCTGAATCTTCAAGAAGTTCATTGGATACCTTCACAGTGCCACCAGCCTTGCGGATGGTAAAAGTTACCTGTCCGACTGTTGGCGTGTTGTCACCGTAAGCAGCTTCCTCTGCGATGGCAGCCCATGAAACGGATGCCAGGGTTGGGAGGTAGCCATCTTTCAATGACGTAGTTATGACCGTGCAACGAGGTCGATGCACTCCACCGGGAACTCCGGTGTTGTGGATTAACTGAGTGCGAAATTCTTCTGGAACGAAGTATCCACCCTCATTGTCAGTGCCTTCTTGCATCGCCTTGATCTCATCAGTGTCAGCCATCTGCCAGAACTTCTGAGCGTTAGGTGATCGGTCACGGAACCATTTTGTCCACGTATCTTTGTAGAAGGTTTCTTCCTCTTTGAGGTTGTCACCCATCTGATCCCGTACCCATATCGGCTGGACTGCTGCTGGTAGACCCTTGACCCAGTTCTGGGGTTTGTAGTCATTGCGGTAGTCCTTACCTTCATCGGCAGGGTTGTAGAGCTTTGCTTCCTCGTAACTCAACGGAACCGAGTTAGTCGGCTTGTTAAACTCACCAGTAAGCGTTTCCAGTTTGCCCTTCTCAGATTCAAGGGCATTCGCAAGTTCGGCTTTCGCCGTTGCGTCCTCTCTGGCTTTTACACCAGCTTCTAATTCGCCTTTGTCCAAAGCCTCGTCGGATGCCTTAAAAGCAGCCGTAGCTTCTTCGCGAAGTTCATTCACTTTATCCATTACTTTTTGCCTTTGTAATGTCTAGTTTTAGTAACTCCATTGCGACACTCACACGCATCTTTTCTATCTCCGTGTCAGAGGCAACATCGGGTTCTTCCGGTGTCGTGTCTGAGGCAGACTTAGCAGTAATCGTCTGAGTGTCAGGTGATGCGCCACGCAGGACAGGAGATACCTCGACCCAATCGAGGTTCTTTATCACGCGCACGTTTTCACCACCATCAAGTCGTTCAAGATCGTCCTCTAATGCCCGGAATCCCACCGACCATTCTTTGACGCTCCCGAACTCTACGTCAGCGAAGGCTTCGCGCCCTCGCTGTGTATTCAAATTGAATTGCATGACAGCCTTTAATCGTCCTTGCTGTCGTGCCGTTTCGTCATCTTGAGATAGCTGTATAGGAGCAGCATCGATGACCTTGCCAACCGGAGCAGACTGATCGTGAAACCAAGCAACTGATTGACCGCCTTTCTGAATAGACTGGTCAAATGCTCCCAATTCGATGATCTCACCGTCGTGGTCTACCACGCCCATTGAGTTGACGTATGCCTCAACAATACCCTCTGCTGCATCCACCATGCTGACTTCTGATTTTACGGTCTTATAAATTAGTTCACTCATTCGGTTACTCCAGAAATTACTGCTGCGAAAGCCCTGGTGCAGTTTGGGTGCGCTATCGGATTGTCCAATGCCCAGTCTAGTGATTGTGTTGTGTCTGAGTAAGGAGCGCATAACTCATCATCATCTCCGTCCCTCACGATGACTTCCGTAACACCAGCCCCCCGATAACGCGCGGCGGTCGATGCGTTTTGCGAATGGGCAATTTCTGTCCTCGCAATCGCACGCGATCTGTTCTTGTACGTTTCGCGCACAACGCTGCGCAATCCTGCGTAGTCATCTTTCGGAACGCCCCTTACTATCTGATCTATGCTATATCCTCGACCAGTCCCTGTGCTAATTTGTGACCGGATTGCAGAACGAGATACATCATTTATTTTAGAGCCAGCACCACGCAAGCTATTCTGGAGGATTGGTAACTCTGGGTCGAATGGCATTGGTTTGAATATCCCTGCTGCTTCGATAACGTCCCAGGTGCGCTTCATGGTGTCTTTCAAAACAGGTGACATGGTTGCTGCCAGTTGAGCATCTGCTGCAAGGGGAATAATTGTTATTTCGTTAAACGGCATCTGAACATTTTTCGTATCTGCCTCATCATCTGACAGGTATCGTCCGATGATTCCATCCGCTCTGTTTAGCTGTTCTCTAAAATACTTTTCCAATACTCGTTCAAGCCTGTCCACTTCTTTTTCATAGGACTGCTCTAACGGCTCCAGTAAACGATTCGCACCTGTCTGCGTCAGGGCTTTCACTTCCTTGACCTCAACGCCCTGTAACCCACGGACAGCGAGAGTTGTAGGCAGGTAGCCCGTATGCTGCATGTCGGTATCTATACCCGCTGTCTGCAACGCCGACTCCGGGGTGAACCCGGCGTTAATAAGCTCCTTCGCAATCTGCGCTCTTGTCAGTTGTCGCTGGACTAACGCAGTCTCATCTTCCTGCAACGCCTTCACCTGGCTGAAATCAAACCCCAGGTATCCACGCTCGGATGGGAACTCAGGTTGCAATAAACCAGCCATGAACTGCTCGATCCTGCGATATAGCGGGAGTAATGTTTCTTCCCAGAAGGATTCGCGGGCTTCTCGATAATTGCTGTACGTGCTGCGCTGTAACCCTGTATTAGCACCGACCAGGATTGCAGGAACACCGAATGCCGAACAGATACGTGTCTCAGACAAC